ATCTCGGAATCTAATGCCATCACTATTCGATAAATTAAGTCGAGAAATGACCGCTGCTGGTATTCGACCACGAAGCGCAGAAGCCAGAACATGGCTTGGCAATAAACTAATGGCACTTCGAATGCCAGCCGATCGTTCGAATGTGCTAAATGACGCTAGAAGAATTTCTCCGAGAGCATTTATAGGTCGTATGTACACCTATCAGTACGACCCGAAACTTAAAGATGTTCTCCCAGTTTGGGATAAGTTTCCTCTAGTCATTCCCATAGAAATGTACCCAGACGGATTCTTAGGGTTAAACCTACATTATCTCGATCCATACAGTCGACTCGCTCTTTTAGATCGCTTGCACGATTTTATAAACAACGATAAATATGACGATACAACAAAGTTTCGTTTATCGTATGATTTGCTCGCGAAATCGCGCAGATATAAAATGATTCAAGACTGTCTAAAAAGATATCTATTGAATCATATCGTTTCTTCTATGATTTACATTGAGCCGAATAATTGGGAAACTGCGATCTTCTTACCAACGCAAAAGATGGTGTATAAAAGGTAATGGCATTTAATGTAAACAAATTTATCGCGCACTTCGATTCTCACGCTGGATTTGCTAAATCATCGAAGTTCGACGTTCTAATCAATGTACCATCCGTTTTAATGGGTATGGCGACATCCGAACAATTATCGCTGCAGTGTGAAACAGCAGAACTTCCAGGTTATACACTTAACACGATTGAAAACAAAATCTTCGGAGCAGCGACGCCACTCGCAGGCACTCCTTCATTCGGAGATGTTTCGTTTACCTTTATCTGTGCTGGCGATCTTTGGGAAAAGAAGTTTTTCGATGCGTGGTTAAATTACATCATTCCAAAACAAACCTATCTTGTAAACTACAAGATGAACTATGTGACCGATATTGTAATTCGCCAATATAGCGAATTTATGCCAATGAATCCGCAAGAAAATGTACGAGAGGGTTCGTTAGAAAATGCAACTGATGGACTTCCTCCAGAACTTGTAAGCCAAACTCAATCCCTTGATGATCCGACAGCACGTAAGCCACATGTCAGTTATGCATGCACACTCATTAATGCATTCCCAGTTACAGTTAACGCATTAAATCTAAACTGGGGAACTGACGATATTCATCGATTAACAGTTGCATTTAAGTTCGATCGTTGGTTACCACTTGAAACAAATTCATTAGGTGATGTGACACCAGTACAATCAGCACCAAATCTTGGTGATAATGAGCGCACATCGCAGTCACAAGGTTCATTAATTAATACGCCGATAGGACCAATGAGAACACGACCAACAAATGGTGCTGTTGATTCATTGTTGAGATCTCAACCAGCATTTGGAACAAGAATATAACATGGAGTAAATTATGGCATTACCGAAAATTAGTTATCCTACATTTGATGTGCATTTGACATCACTGAATAAAAAGGTAAAGTTTCGACCGTTTCTAGTGAAAGAAGAAAAATTACTTTTGATGGCGAAGGAAGCTGAAGATCTTCCTTCGTTGCTTGATACCGTAAAGCAAATTATTAATAACTGCTGTCTTGACGAAAACGTAGATATTGAGGATTTGCCATTATTCGATCTCGAGATGATCTTCATTCACCTTCGACTTCGCTCAGTTGGAGAAACATTAGAACTTACATACAAGTGCGAGAATGTTGTCGAAAACGAGCGATGCGGAAACAGTATGGTGTTTGACGTTGATCTGAATAAGGTTGAGGTTGTAGTTCCAGAAAATCATTCTAATAAAGTTATGATTTCTGAAAGTATTGGAATGGTACTCAAGTATCCTTCAATCAATATCTCAACTTCTATTGCGAATAAAGTAGAAGGTTTAGAAAATATTTTAGATCTGATTTATGAACACTTAGATTATGTTTTTGATGAAGATTCGAAATATGAGTCTGAAACGTTCACGAAAGAAGAGTTTTATGAGTTCTTGGGTTCTTTAAGTTTAGATCAACTTGAAGTGTTTAAGAATTTCTTTTCAACTCTACCTTATGTGCAGACATCAAAAGAAGTTATATGTAACAAGTGTTCTTTTAACCATATGATCGTTGTAAAAGGAATCGACGATTTTTTCGGTTAATGTTTGGTTATGACAATTTGGCGAATTATTTTAATTGTAACTTTGGCTTGATTCAGCACCATAAGTATTCATTGAGCGACATTGAGAATATGTTGCCGTGGGAACGTCAGACCTACGTGAACATGCTTATGAATTGGTTGAAAGAGGAAAAGGAAAGGATTAAGTTGCAAGAGTTGCAACGAAAATCTGATTTTGCAAAAGTTACACGAACGGCTAGAAAAAGAAGATGAAGATAAAAACCGACGCAAAAAGTTTATCGGGGTTGACGAAAAAGAACCGCGAGAAACGTCGTACAAAACCGAAAGGGTCAGAAGAGGAAGTTCAAAACTTACTCGAGATGCAACGCGAAGCCGTCCAACAAAAAATGGGCGAGGCTGGTGGCGGCATCATAAGTCAAAGTGTTAGTGGTCTAAAAGGGCTACAAGAAGCATACAATCTTCAAGAAGAATATAAAGTCGCCAAGTCAGGCGTTCAATCACGCTATGGTAAGTTTGCAAAGGCATTCGGTCTTGCTGATGAGAAACAAGCGGCAATGATTGATAAACTTTTCGGCAAGAAAGTTCCTGAAGAGGAACTCAAGAAAATGCGCGAAAAGTATAAGATTAAAGACGAGAAAGACGAGAAAGAAGAAACAAAAGAAAAGAAACCAAAGGTCAAAAAAGAGCAGTCTGAAAAATCTAAACAGCGTGATGAACAGATTACAAAGATCTATGAGCTCTCTCAAAAGATAGAGGAGATCGTTGCTGGAATCAAATCATCAGTTGATGGTGTTGCGAATAAACTTCGCGCCAGCCCTGCGAAAGAAGCACCGAAATCCAAAAAAGAAATGCGAAAACTTGAGAAACAAGCAGGTCTCAAGTATTCAAAAGAAGCAAGTAGATATCGAGACGAAAAAACTGGTAAGTTTGTAAGTAAAGAAACTGCTCGTCAGAGAATGAATATTGCTCCAACGGCTTCTGCAAGTAAGGTCCAAGCAAAATCTGCTGCGCCAATTGCTGGGGCAGCAGGTGCAGCAATGGCACCATCACCAACCGCAACTAAAGAAGTTGATGCCGATCTAAAAAGCCAAACATTAAAAGAAACCGAAGCACCAGAAGAAAAGAAAGACGATACTGGCGAGAAACTTGATAAACTCACTAAAGACGTCAAGAAACTAGATGACGGCATTAATGATATTCTTGACATTTTCTCACTCAAGAGTTTTTATAAACTCATTGGTGGTGCAATCGGATTTGCTATTCCATTTCTAAAAGAAGCAATCGGATTCATTTGGAATATCGGCAGTAAAGGTGTTAAGTGGGTTATGGAAATCGTAACTCCAATGTGGGAAAAACTTAAACAGTTTTTAGCAGATGTTAGATTAGATATTCCAGAAATAATGGGTCCTGTTGAAGTTGATCTACCAGGATTTGATCCATTTACACTTGGTCCAATTGGTGGTTTCACATTCGAACCATTTAAGTTTTTAAAGAAACCAGTTGAGGGTCCAGAACAAGTAACGCCAGTATCAAAGGGAGAAGCCGAGAAGCGCAGAGAAGTAGCACCAGCACCAAGAGGTGGTGGCGGTGCGCCAGCACCAGCTCCAAGTGGTGGAGGTGGTGGCGGAGGCGGTGGTCAGTACGATCAATATCAAAATAAGGTCGTGCCAAGTGGTGGTGGCGGCGGTGGAGCTGCGACAGGTGGTGGAGGTGGTGCACCAGCATCTAGTGGTGGCGCTCCAACGGCTACTCCTTCTGGATCAAACATGCCAGGAGGTGCTGCACCAGCTGGTGGTGGCAGCGGCGCAGGTGGTAGTGTGGTTGGTATTGTTAAGGGTGCTATGGCTGAATATGGACTTAAGAATCCATATGCTCAAGCAGCGCTGCTCGCAAACATTGAAAAAGAATCTGGATTCAAACCAAAATCTGAAAATCTAAACTATACATCTATTGAAAGAATCAGAACAGTATTCACTCGACTTAAAAAGTATTCTGACGAAGAATTACAAGCAAAGGCAGTAAAAAACCCAGAGGGAATGGCTGAACTTGTTTATGGAATGAATGATAGAATTGGTCAAAGCATGGGAAACAATGAGCCTGGAGATGGATGGAAGTATCGCGGTCGTGGATTCATTCAAATTACTGGCAAGAACAATTACGCCAGATATGGAAAAATGATTGGTGTAGATCTGATCGGCAATCCTGATCAAGCAAACGATCCATCAATTGCTGCTAAACTTGCTGCAGCATTCGTTATGACTGGTTTAAAAGGCAAACAAGATTTTCCAGATCAAAAATCAGCCAATCGTGCAGTCACTCAAACAATTGGTGGTGCTGGATTAGGTCTTGATAAAGGTTATGGTGCTGAGATTCTCGCCAAAGTTGACAAGTATTCAACAAAATATACACCTGCAGGTGGCACAGGTCAGCCATCACAAGGCGGTCCAATGTATGCTGCAGCAGGTGGTGTTGCCTCTGGTCCAAAGTCTGGTTATCCAGCAACGCTTCATGGCACTGAAGCCATCGTTCCACTTGATGGTCAGTCATATCAGTCCAAGCAAGCAGTTACAGCAGTGAGTAAGGCAGTTTCTGGTGAACAATTAGCACAACAAAGTGCAGATAATTCAGCAGCATCCAGTGCTCCAAGTGTTGTACCAGTACCAGTGCCATCTGGTGGTGGTCAAAAATCAGGATCGCAACCACCACAACCAAATAATGGTGGTGTTGTAAAAGCACAGCCTAGATTCGCTGATGACACTTTCAATAGAATCATATCAAACGATTTCGAACATCCAACATCGTTTACGTCAGTTTCTTTGGCATAAAAAAAGGGGGACAAAGTCCCCCTGAAAACATCTACGGTTTTCTAATCAAAATTACTCAGCAGCAAGTTTCTCGAAGATAAAAATACTAAATAAAGGTGTCGGTCGCGATATTACTAGTATCCACCGACTCTAACACTGTAAAGGAGTGCCAGCATGTATACTTATAATTTCTCTAAACGACTCTGTGAAATTCTCAACACAGAATTCGATCCAACACAATCACCTTCTGATCAAGAACTTTTCACTACCCCAACTGACTATTCTTCGAAGTGGAATTTCACTAATAAAGGTGGAACCATATCTGAAGAACATAAAGAAGCAGTCAGAAACGGTAGAACTGGATGTAAAGATTCAGAAGAAACTAAACTAAAGAAAAGCACAGCCAGAATGGGCAGTCTAAATCCAATGTATGGGGTTCATCGTTTCGGTGAAACTTCTCCTATGTTCGGAAAAACCCATTCAAAAGAAACCAGAAACAAAATAAGTGAAAGCACCAAAAACTGGCAAACTTTCTTTTGTAGTTGTTGCAATAAAACTGTCAAGGGGAAAGGCAACTGGGATAGACATCTACAATCAAGCAGACATCTATCCCAGTACAAACAAGAATAGTTATTCTTTTGCTAAACGCTCAAAAAAAGCCATGTCATCATCATCGACGCTAACATCTTCAGCAGTTACTTTCTTTGCAGGAGCCGAACGGACTACAGGGGCTGGTGCCTCTTCATCCTCGATCTTCTTTGCAGCGGCAGCAGTTGCTCCACCAGCACCAAGAACCTTATCCAACTTCGCCTTGAGTTCATCATAAGACTTGAAGTTTTCTGGCTTCAGGAATTCCTTGAGTGAGTATGCAGACTTCCAGACCTTTTCGATCTTATCGTCGTCGCCACTGAGCAATGCAGCAGGAGCCTCAAACTCCGACTTATCATAGTTGCGATAGCCTTCGACGTTACGAATCTTGATCTTGAAGTTTGCACCCTTCCAGAAGTCAAACGGATTCATTGGAGTCTCATCAGCAAACTGAGGCTCAAGTTGCTCCTTGATCTTGTCGAAAATCTTCTTTCCGAACTTGAACAAGAACACTTTGCCTTCATTTTGCGGACGCTTGGCGTCAGAGACCACAAGAACGTTTGCAACATAGGTCAACTTGCGCTTCTGCTTACGAGCAATTTCTTTGTTTGCTTCGATACCTGAGTTCCACAGAACAGTGTTGTACTCAGAAACAGGATCGGTCTTGCCAAGAGTTGTGAGAGAATTCTCAATGTACCAACCACCTGGACCCTGGAAACCGTGTGACCAAATCTGAACCCACGGAAGACCATCCTCACCGTCAACGGCTGGCGTATCGAGAAAGCGGATAACTGCGTATCCGTTGCCAGCAGCGTCAACTTCTGGTTGCCAAAAACGATCATCAACGTTCTTACCACCAGTGTTACCAGCAGAAGATTGCTCAACTGCCTTCTTCAACTTA